TAGCAGCTTCAACCATATCTTTAGTTGGACTATCAACTCTATGCGCAATGAAAGCTGACATATCATCATATTTTAAAACGCCTTTATGATAATTTTCAAAAGCTTCTGTATAAGCTCTTTCAAATAATACAGCTCTGTATTCTCTGTTCTTAAATATATTATCTCCAGCTGTTAGCATCTTAGTTGGTATTCTTCCAGCTGTTAAAAGATTACCTAAAAAATCTACTCCGTGTGCAGCATATTTATTTTCAACATTAAAGTTTGCAGCAGTTAATTTTTGTCCGTGCATTTCAACTTTATTTCCGCCATGTGTTGCTGGAACTATGTCTTGAAAATTTTTAATAGATTTCATCAAGCCACCTTTTTGATTAAAAGAAGCTTTTAATGCTAACCACATTTCCTGATTAGCCATTGACTTACCATAAGCAGCAGCAACATCTGAATAAGCAGCAACACCACTACCAACTTTATTTCCATAAAGTCTTGCAGCTAATTTTCTTTCTGTTTGAATAATTCCTTGTGCAATCCAGTTACCAGCAGTATTTCTAATGTGTGTTCCTGGTGCTGATAAAATAGAGTTAATAAATATTTCTCCAATACTATCTGAAACTTTTTTAAGATTTAAAAATCCTCCAGTATCAGTATTGAACTTTAATCTATTTGAAGATCCTTCTGCTCCAGATCTTAAATATAAAGTAGCAAGATTAGTTATTTCATCTCCGCCACCCATTTGAATAATTAAATCGGATTTATTAAGATCATCAATATTAACATTAGTAAATTGTTTGGTCCTAGTTGGTATTCTCATTGATTGCAAAGTTCTTGCAGTCTCTGTTTGAACACCTTTTATAATTTTTTGAAATTCAGACATTAATGCGAAGTGTTGTCTAAACTCTAACTTCATTGCATCAGTAGCATTAACTCCACCATCTTTAGTAACTACTTTTGCCATGTCATCTAATTTAGCCATACCAGCAGCTAACAGCTCTCTTGCAGCTAACATGTATTCAGCATTTAATGTTTGACCAGGCTGTAAAGTTAATAATGTTTGAGTTAAATGTTTTGGATCTTTACCAATAACACTTGCTAAAGTTTTAGTTTGTGTATGGTCCTGAACGCCTCTAGTTCTATTCTTTATGTCTCCAGAATATTTTTTAGAGATTAACTCAATAAATTTTAAAATATCTTTTTCAGACTTCATATTCTTAATATTGAAATCTGATAAAATTTTCGGTGTTAGTTTTTGTGCATTATATTTAAGTAATATATCTTGAGCATCTATTGCTGATACGTCAGGTTTTTTAACTTTAAATGCGTCTTTATCAACTCCTACAACAGTTTCTGTCTCGCCATCTTTAGTTACATTAACTTCTTTTTTATCTACTTTAATTTTTTTCTTATCTTTAATTAATAGATCTTCCGCCTTTTTAAGCTTAACTTTATCTTTATTCTTTATAAGGTTTCCAGATTGTTCAACAATTTCTTGAACTATTTTTGCACTACTTACCATTAATTATTCCTGTGATTTTTTGAAAAAAGATATTTGAAGATACCTTCTTTATTACTAATTTCTGTTAATAATGAAATACTATTGATTATAGGATGTCTTACGATCCTCATTTAAAATAATCCAATTATCATCGCTTTCATTGATTTTCTGATAAGTCATTTGCTCCATAGTCTCATCATCATAAAAAACAATGTCAGCACCTTCTAAAGCTTTTGGATCTGTAATTTTTATATAATCATTTATTGGCTCATCGATACCGCTTTCTCTATCGCCATCAAAGAACAAGATTTGATCATCTGCTTTCTCTGCTTCTGTAATTATCTTTTGCATATCTTGATTAGTTTTCGGTTTCATTGCTTCATTCATTGCATTTTCAGCAGCACCTTTACCATAAACTTTATCTATTTCTGCATCAGTTGATGGTCCATCAATTTCAGTTGCTGTTTCATTGTCAACTACAGCTCCAGCAGATGCAGCTGATCCAGTAGCAACGCTTGTTTGCGGTGTCATGTATTTAGGAATAGTATTTTTAGCAAATTTTAAACCTTGAAATACATAAGGTATAGCAAAACCTAAAGCAGTTCCTTCAAGTGTTCTATATGTTGTATTAAATATTTTTTCTTCAGAACTATTTGGTAAAGCACCAATCATTTCTTTAAAACTTTGTACTTGTTCACTATTTAAAAATATTTGCGCATCATCATCAAACGCTACTCCACTTCCAATTCCATAAGCTACTGGTAATGCCATATATTTCGGCATACCTAAACTTGTTAATTTTTTATAGATTGGCAATGAGTATGGTGTGTCTTGAGTTACCATACTTACAAATTGTGCAGCTTTACTATTTAGCTCAGATCCTTCGCCAATTTCTTTAACTTCTTTTTTCTGTTCATTAAGATATTTAGAAAAATCTTGTATATTTTTATTAACTAAATTTTTAAATTTTTCTGGATTACCTTCTTTAAAAGCTAAAGCTACAGCTGGATCAGAATTAGTCATTGCATTAAATACAACGCCAGCAGCATTAGCAGCAACATCAGTACCATTTAGAAAAGCCATCATTAATGCCTTTACAGTTTCTTCAGGCATATCTGCAACAAATGCTAAAAGACCTTGAGAAAATGTTAGACTGTCAGCTTCTTTTTCTTTTTCGTCTTTATAATTAAGTTTAACTACTCCAGCATCCTTGTCTTTTTCTGTTTTAGTCAGCTCGTTAGTATCTATGTTATTTGAATTTAATAACTTAAATGCTGAACTATTCTTAATATCTTTGCCTTCTTGAGCATCCATATACATTTCAAGCCAGTTAAAATTTTCTTCGTTTTCCATTAATTAGTACCTTTAGGAACTGAAGTGTCCATTTGTTTATCTTCATCGCTAAATCCAAAAGGATCAACTTTCAGATCAAGTCTTAAATTTATTAAATTTGAAATACTGTCTAATGCAGCAAGATCTTGAGAAAATACATCTATATTAATTTCTCCTTGTTTATACATTTCTAATAAATTGTTTGTTCGGTTTTCAACATAAGTATTAGGAGATTTTTTTTCTTCTTCAGTTGGTGCTGTTAAGACCATTGATGAAATACTTGTAAAGTCTTTAACGCCTGGAATACTATTTCCTCTTAAAAAAGATTTTGTTGTTTGTATATAAGCGTCAGCTGGACTTGTTCCATCCATTACTAACTTGTCATAATGCTCAGTTGCATTTATTCTTAATTTTTCATTAGCTTTAGCAGCTTTTGCAGATCCTAAACCTAACATTTCTAAAGTAGAAAATGCACCACTTGTAATTTTACCAAGATCAGCTTCTAATAATTTTTTGTTTCTTTGATATTCAGTAAACGCTGGTTGATCTTTCGAATACTTTTCAAACATAGTATTAAATTTAGAAAAATCTTTAATACCTAACCCAGCAACAAATTCTGGATTTAATAATATTTGTTCTCTTAGTTGATCAATCTCTTCAACTGTATCTGCAATCAACATTGATCCTTCAATCATATCAATAATATTTTGATCACTTAGTTTTCCAGGATTACTATAAAGATTATATAAAGCATCTCTTTGAGATGAATTTAATTGATCTTTTTTATATAAATCATTTATGTCATCTAAAGAAATAGAAGCATCGCCACCATTTAGTTTTTGTATAACATAAGCAAAGTTATTTAATTTTTGTTCTTTATCTGCTTTTAATTCTAATTCATTAATCTTATCTTCTTGAAGTGATTTAGAAATAAGAGTGTTCTCAGCATTTTGAATAATTTGTTTAGCTAAAGTTTCATTCGCTATATCGTTAGCAATATTTTCTTCTCCAAGTTCTAAAATATCAAAAGCATTGTTTTTTGTTTTGAAAGAATACTGCATAAGTTTTGTTTCAAGAACACTATTGCTTTTTAATTCTTCTAGTCCATTTTCGCCAAAGACATTTAATGTAGTAGGATCATTAAAAATTCTTTCGTTTTCTTTGTTTGCTTTAAATCTGGTATATGGATCATTTGATGCTGCTAATAAGTTATTATTAAAAATATCTTTTTTTATATTTTCTTGAGTAACTGATCCATGCTCTTTAAGTATAGAAGCAAATAACTTCATACTTGTTTCATTAGTTGTTTTATAAAGATTAGTTGCAAATGTTTTTTGAACTTCCTCGTTATAATCTTTAATCAACGGTTTAAATTTATCTAAATGAACATTTTGTAAAAAGGTATCTACATCCTGAACATTTGAGCTATTTTTGTATTTATCTGCCTCTAAAATGATTGATCTATTAGCAGCCATTAATAACTCTCTAACATCGTTATTGTCTTGAGTTTTCTTGGTTTTCTTGGCTGCATCTTCAACCACTTTACCTACAGAAGCAATAGCTGCTCCATAATTTGTAAATAAGTTAGTATCTAATCTTAATGCACTTAAATTCGGAGCTTCAGTATTTGCAACTCTAGCAGTTGATCTGTTAATTTTTATTTGTGCCATGTTAAGCTCCTGTTAAAATACTTCCAGTTTGTGAGTTCTTATAAGCACCACTTCCAGCTTTTAATAATCCAGTAGCAAAAGCAATGTCGCCTTTATATCTTTCTCCAGCACCTTTAGCTTTAAGTAGTGAAGCATTATTAATTTCGTTTTGAAAAGCAACAGTAGAATTAAACTCAGCAATTTCTAAATCAAAAGCTTGTTCAGTTGCTTGATCTAGCATTACTAAAAATGGACTGTCTCCTATTCTATCTACATCAACTCCACTTTTAATAAACTGGACAAACATATTAGATCTATCTCTAGTATGTTGTGCAATAATTCTTGGCTTATCTACATCTTGAAATACTTGCTTTTTTATTTCAGCATTTTTAATTGTTAGTTCTGATTGTTTGTTTAATAAACCTTGATTAAACTTTCCAACATTTCTAGCACCAAAAGCACCAAATATATCTCCAACAAATGACATAATTAATATATTTTCCCAAGTTGATAATAGTCAGATCCATCAGGACCATAACTTTTTTTTAAACCTTCTATTTCTAAACCAAGCCAAGTTGCAAATCTTACGCCTAACTTAAAATCAGCTTTAACTGAAGTTTGTAATCTTTTAATTTTATTTTTTTTACACATATCGTCTGTTAATTCCTTCATTGTTTTTGCTGCTAAAAATTTTAATTCAAATATATTTTGTGATGCAAGTACCCAACCTTCAGCAACACCTGACCAAAGAACAACAATACCTATTGAAAAAACTGGTTTTCCATTTACAAACATTGTGTATGCGTTGCCTTCATCAGAATAATTATAAATATGATTATCTTCAAAGCCAGCGTCTATCTCCATCAGTTTAGAGTTCATGCCATAAGAAATAATTTTCTTAGCATCGTCAGGATGAAAATATTTTAATTCATTAACCATCGTTAGTTACAATAGTTGGATATAAAGCAAGAACTGTTAATGGTAGTGGTTGATCTTGTTTAACAACAATAAATCCATCAGTATTGTAATCATCAGTAAATTCTACTTCTTTGTCTCCAGCTAAAAATGTTGATACTGGTAAATCCATTGCGCTTGAGGTCGTTCTAAAAGGAACAGTCTCTAAACTATCTAATGTAGGACCAACTTTAGCTCCAACGGTTTCAAATAATCTTAAAATAACTTTTGAAATTCTTTTTATTTTACCTTGAGCAGTTCCTTCCGTTTGACCAGCTCCAGCTTCTATTCTCATAGTTTGTAATACTGAATTGTAAGGTAAACCAATAACCACTTTTCTTGATGCTCTATCTAATGATACTGCGCCTGAGCTAACAACCTTTGTAGAATGCGTAGCTCCATCTGCCAATATAGATACAGTTTCTCCTTCTAAATGGCTTAATCCTGATAAAGAGCTAACAGCAACACCTGAATAAGATAAATGACTATCTAAAAATTTAAAATCTTCTGGTGCGGTTTCATCAAAATCAAAGTCTGAAAAGCACTCAATATGTCTTACAACAGAACCATTAACGAACCTTTGAACAATAACCCACAATTCATCTTCGTTTAATTCTCCAGAAATAGTAGCAACACTTTCAACTTTAGCATCTTGTAAAATATTATCTGTCTGTTCAGTTGTTTTGGCAGAAGTTAAAGAAACAACATTTGTTAATTTACTATCTGTATAAAGTTTAAACTGATCATCATCTACTCTTGAAATATAATAAGGTACGTTTTCTGACAAACCACCAATAGCAGTTCCTGTGTTATCGTAAAAAATTATATCTCCAGTTTCAAATCCGTGATCATCTGAATAAATAACATTACTTGAAATATTTACACCTTGATAAATATATTGTGTCGATGCTGTACTTGGTCCAGTTAAACTAATTGCAGTTCCAGCAGCAGAGTTTGCAGCTGTTGTTGCAAGTTTAATTGTATTAGCGTCAACTCTAATTACAAAATAAAGTTTACCACTGTTAATTCCAGTAATAGGATTAGCAGCAGCATAATAATAAATTGGATCATTCGTAACTAATCCATGTGATGATAATGTAATTGTATTATTCGTTCCATTAACAACTGTTGTATTTGCAGTAAAAGAAATTTGTTGTTGTATAATATTTTTAGTCGTATCAGATTTACCGCCTAATATATGTCTATGCCAAGCAACAACATTATCAGTACGTTGATATGTTAAACCAGCTAAAACTCCATCTTCTCTAACGCACCATAAAATACTATCTGGTGCTTGTTGATAAGCCATCTCTGTGACACCACTTTTAGTAACTGTTTCGTTAAGTATAGTAAGATCTGGAGCAACATATCCATCACTGTCATAGTTGTAAGCAAGTTCTCTAATTTTTCTTTTTGCTCTTTGTAAAAATAAAACAGCATTTCCAGCTGGTTGAGCATCTACGTTAGCAGCACCAAAAGATGATTGTCTTTTAATAGTTATGTTTGTTGGTGTAACCGCAGCATCCGTACCATCGGCTGTAACAGAAAATTCTCCACCAGTCGTGCCTATCAATAAAGTTCTTACTGCTTTTAAATATCTAATTTTATTAACCTGGTTACTAGCAATCGTATAAACCATTGCATCATCAGCATTAGTTCCAGTTGTCATATTTTCATAATCGCCAGATTTAGAAAAATAAATTGTTTGAGGCTCATCTTTAGTTCCAGCAAAAACTAATCTTTGTTCAAAAAATGATACTGTTGATGGATGTCCTGTTGTGTCTGAAAAAGCTCCAAGCTTCCAATCATCCTTAGCATCGGTATTAGCAAATGCTGTAGTGATTGTGCAAACAACAACTGTCGTATTTGTTCTAGCTGTTATTTTTGCAATCCCACTATTGAAACTAATTAATCTTCCAACATCAGTCGTTTGAAACCCAGCTCCACCATTTATTCCAGTGACAGCAGAAGCAGTAATATTTACACCAGTTCCAACACTTGCTGAGGCTGGTGTTAATGTAGTTGTAGTAGTATTAATTGGTAAATAAGGACCATTTGTAAACTCTACTTGATCTAATGACCAAGCAGTATGATCTGTTCTACTTAACTTCATAGCTTCATGGTTTGGATGCACCAAGTACATAACATCAGCAGATTGAGCGAATTTAATTTCAAATAACTCAGCTGTTAAATATGGAGTAGATATTTCATAAGCAGATCCACTATCTAATATCTGACCTTTATCTTTATAAAATCTAATATACTCATTACCAAATTCTAAAATGTAAGTTTGAGTTGTTGAAAATTCAAACGGTATTAATCTTGTTTTATTAGCTGCAGTTTTTACTGAAGCAATGTGTTGAGTACCTACTCTTCTAGCAGCAGCACCTTGAGGATGTACCAACATATTTTCTAATGTTTTGCATCCAGAATTATATTTTTCAAAATCAGTTCTGCCATCTAACTTTGCAGAAAACTCTCCTGATACAAAACTATTAATCGAAGCTGTAGTTCTTGGCATTATAATCTCGCATCAGTAAATTCATTTGCCTCAACTGTTCCTAAACTATTTTCAGTAGCATCTATAAATCTTGCTTCTCTTAATCTTTCATCAGCTCTAGCCATATAATTATTTGCTAGTGTTGCATTATTTGTAATCGCATAACAAAGATCAGCAGCAAGTTGATGAGAAATTGCTTCTCTTAAATAACTGTCATAATTGTTAGGATCTGTTTCAAGAGCTATATAAACTAAATAAATTGTTCCTTCGTCAGTTACAATATTTCTACCTTCTAATTTATAATCAATCGCTGATTTAATACTATCTGTAGTTCCAGTATGAATTTTTAAAACTCTCAAACAATCTGAAGGTAAAGCATAAGCATAAGAATATTCTATTATAGGTGCTGTAGTATTTTGTGCTAATTGAACTCTTTTATGTAAACAGTTCCAAGCATGAGATCTAAACACTCTATTTCTTACTGGCTCATATCTTTGATTACATAGTCGAGCATTTTTTGTATCGTCTGTTAATGCTGATATGGTGCTAGCACCCAAAAGGTTGAGCGCACTGTTACACATATTTACTACTGATGCCATTATGATATTTCTCCTTGTTGCTTACATGAAAACCTAATTGCTAGTTTCTCATCTTCAAAATCTTCTTTGTAAAGTTCGTTTAATAAAAAATGTGATTGTTTGTAACCTTGATTTATACATGTGGTCCAATTATCAAAAGATCCAGTAATGCTCTCACTAT